GAACGCGTCGTCCACCTTGATACCCGTCACAACAATCTGGTTGTTGCGGCGCGTAGCACCAAGATTCATGTAACGAGCCATAACTGCCTCAAAGACATCATAACCCTGCACCTGACGAAGCGTACTGCCATCCATATCAAGGAAATGCCAATCCTGATCAGAGAACACCTTCATAGTGGACTCATCAATGACATAGATACGACCATACGGTGCATCAATATCAGCGATCAGAGGCATACCATTATACGATAGCGTCTTGAAGCCAGCGCCCAAGTTAAGACCCGAATCAGGCTCAACATAACGGACATCATCTTCAAGCAGCATGTAGAACTCGCGCTGCACACCAAGCGACGTAACCATAGCCGTCGGCGAAGCGCCCTGCAAGCGAACAAGATTGATCGCCTTCTGCAAGTCTTCCTTCGACAAACGATAATTCGTCGTGTCAGCAATCGCCATGCGCTGGTTGTCCCACCACTTCTCCGTGGAACCATCCAACTCGCCAAGATAATTACTTGACGTAGCGACAGAAACAATACGCGACAAACCATCAACCTCGTTGGAACGCGAACCAGTAGCAGAAACGCCACCATCGGCACCCGCACCAGCGCGGAAGATAAAGTGCGTAGCACCCGTAGTAACGGCAGCACCACTAATCGTGATCGTGCCATTGTCATAATCAACAGCCGTAATCTCGCGACCAGCAGCAATCGTATTAACATCAGCAGCCGTACCAATATCAATCAGCATACCAACATACAAGTGACCCTTACGAATCGCTTCCTTACCAGCAAACACATCAGTACCCGAAGCAGCATCAGCCGCAAGAACCACGACATTAGCCGCACTCGTCACACCACACTTAGCGATACGAGCAGTACCATCACCATAGACCTGACGAGCCATATCGCGCCGCAGATCATTACGAAGACCATCCAACTCGGCCTTCAAAACCTGCAAGAACGAGCCAGCATCACTCTTCGTCTTAGCAACCGACGGACCAGTAACCTGAACAGCACCATACAGGTACTTCAGATCATACTTAGCCTTGTCATAGCCCTGCTTACCAGCAACCGGCAACGCAGCAGACTCGCCACGCGCACCAATACCACCAGAACGCGTCTTATGCAACGGCACATACGCGTACTTACCAACCAAATCCTCCGACCGCGACTCAAGACGCGACAAGAGAAGAACTTCATTATTCAACTGCTCTGCAACAGGCCCAAGGTAATACTCCTTGAGAATATTAGAGAGCGTAGAGAGAGTAGCACCATCAGTACTAGCCATTCTCACACCTCCTATTAGTAGATAAACCTAGGAGATATTACGGAGCGCTTCCATAGCCGCCTTATGCGCCGCATCCAGATTAGAACCAAAATCCTTAGACGGAACACTAGCCGGACCACCGGGAGCCGGAGTCGCACCATGAGGAACCTGCTTAGACTGCAAATAATTACCCAATAATCGCTGCTGAATAGCATGATACTGGTCAGCCGCAGCAAACAAGTCCCCATTAGTAGCATGTGCAAGAGTATAAACAGCATCCATATCATCATCCGTAAAATTCGGATTCGACGTACGAATAGTCTGCTCCTGCACCGTTAACTCTGCTTCCAAAGCCTGAAGTTCCTGCTGCTCCGTCATCTGATGACGAAACTCACGCATCTCTTCTAACTCGCGGACAACCGCATCTGGAAGCGTCCCATAATCCTCCGAAACAATAGGTTCAGCCATTACAGGGATCTGGTTATGATCCGCAATGCCCAACTGATTAGAAACATGACTCACAAACTCTTTTGCAAAAGCCGGGTCCGAATCTAACTGCTGAACAAAACGTACCATCCGTACTGCCTCTTCCGGATCAACCTCAACCTCGCCAAACGCACCAAACTTAGTACGCAACTCGGCAAGTTCCTGAGTCTTGCGAGTGTAATCAGCCTGCATAGACTTATACACCGTTTGCATATCCTCAGGAAGATCATTCGGATTAAAACCAGTAAAGGATTCCACATCAGTAGGATTGTCCTCAACAATAGCCTCACCCGAATCAATCAGAGCCTCCTCATTCAAAGAATCAGGAAGTTCCAAAGATAACGCTTCCTCAGCGCCACCAATATCAATCTCACTCATCAATTACCCCTTGTTTTCTAAGAGTCCCACGTATTTGGGTTGCTCTTCAACAACGACCTCACTATCAATAATCTCCGCAGTACGAGCCTCAGCCGCAACCACAAGACCATCAACAAAACCACTCATAAGTTCCTTCATATCATCACGCGAAGGAAGCGTATGAACAGTCTCAGTCCGCTTAGTCGCCAAACCAGACGCTAAACGAATCTTATCATCCATAATGCCAACAACAGTCGCAATAGCACTCAACTGCTTAACCTCAGCCAACGGAATTAATTCTTCTAATTTAATAATAGCCTGCTCACGCACACGACTCGCATGATGAACAAAACTCTCAGCAGACTGCTCAACCAACTGTGCCCCACCATTCGACGGCGCACCCTCAGCCTCCCAATCCTTAATCCAATACCGCAGAGTACCATGCGGAACACCAGTCTCACGACTCGTCTTACGCACATTATGATCATTCAAAACCCACTGAACATACGCATCAGCCTTATCCTGATCACTCCACTCAATCCTACTCAATATTAGCCGCCTTCTCCATATACTTCTGCTCCACCTTCTGAGCCTCCAAAGCCTGATTACCAACCAACTTATTAATCACACCCTGCTGATACTCCTGCATACCCTCAAACTGAGTCTCAGGCGCATTAGGCTTATCCTTATTATCAATAACAACCGTATCAAGCGCAGGCTCCAACAACTCCTGCGGAGTAACATTCTGCACACCAGCCTGATTAAGAATCTTAGAACCAGTAGTCGGCCCAACAGCACCACGCAACTGCATAGTAACCTTCGGAGCATCCGACGACGGCACATTCTCCAACTTAATCTTCTCCTGCGTCAACTCAAAATGCCGATAAAAACGAGCCTGAACACTCATAGGAAGCGTATCAAACTCTGCACTCTTCATAAACATAGCATGAGTCTCAATATGAACAGGCGAATTCTCAAACGGCAAAGGCTTCAAACCAGCCTCAATACTCTCCTTCAACAACTCGGGAGACAACGAAGCAACCTGACCCGTCTCAGGATCAACCTGAGGATTCTGCATAGCCATCATAATATCACTAGCAGCCTTATTAGCCGCATTCATATTAACCGCAACACCATCAAGCAACTTATCATGCTCACGCATAGCCTGCTCCTCATCCGCCTCAAACTGCATCTGAAGACTCTTAAAATCAGCCATATCAAGATACTTATACGCCTTAGTAGGCGACAAAATACCCATCGTCAACAACTGCATCACACGAGCCTGCCGACCCGCACGAGTACGCGGAAGACCAGAACCAGCCTCAACACGAATCTGAACACCCTGAATAAGATCAGCATCCTCAAACCGCTCAACCTTAGGCTTAGAACCAGAACCATTAATAATAAGCATACGCGGCTCACGATAATAAGACTGAGCCAACTGAAGCATCTGATTACCAGCACGCTCCAACCCCTTCTCCATAAGCATAATCTGAGGCGCAAGACGATCCGTAGCAGCCTCCTGAAGAAGATCAATAGCAATACCAGCCTCAACATTAGGCGGCACACTACCCTCCATAATCTCATTCAAACCAAACGTATCCTTCAACCGCACACCAAGATCCTGCAAATGCTCAAACACATAAGAAGGAAGACTAGGAATAGGAATAGCCTCAGGAACCTTACCAGCCACCGGATTATACTCGAAAATAGCACCCGGCTCATCCGTAATACGCTGACGAAGCGAACCCACCGGAGCCAACATCTGCGGCTTCAACGTAAGATTCTTATACTCAATCATCTGCGACAACGTACGATTCAACTCTTTCTGAAGCGGAATAGCCTGCTCAACAACAGACGAATCCCACAACTGCCCCGGAATACGCATACCCGGAAACTTCACCAACGGCAACTCCTCAAACGGAAAAGGCCACGGAGCATCATACAACACAATATCAGGCGAACGCGTAAACACAACAAAACGCCCATCAGGATACTTAGAACCCGGCAAAAAATACCCGTAAATAACCTCACGCACATTCTCATCCGACTTAGACTCCATAGACCCAAACACACCCGGCAAAGCCTCATCAGGATACTTATTAACAGCATTAGCCTTAAGTTTAACCCCATAACGCTTCTCAACCTCTTCAGGACTCATCGGATGCACACAAAACGCGTACTGACAATCCTCAAACACCTGAGCAGAATCATCCAACAACACATCAAACGGACTCATCACATCAACACGAATATCACCCTGATACACACGACGCTCAAACATACTAGCATCAATACCCTCAGCCTCAAGATTCTTCTCAAAAAAATGCTGCACAAGAGGCTCAACAATCGGCTGACCATTAGGATCCATCATAACCTTCATACCCGGCCCAGACTTATCATCCCAACTAATCTTCCAAAAACCATTACCACAAATAATACTCCACATCATCGCCTCTTCACGCTTCTCAGTCAAATGGAACGAATCCCACCAAAACTCAAGAAGATTCTCCGCAACCTCCGTAGCCTTCTGAGCCTCAAAAGAAGCCTGACCCGGAGTCGCAAAAAACTGTGGCTTCGACTTAACAAGCCGAGACAACAAACTATTAGTATTAGGCGCAATCTGATTAGACACCAAACGCACACGATAACGAGGCTTATCACCCTCATCCGTAGGAAGCGCCTCAATACGACGCGACTTACGATTATAAAACACATACTGCTTACCCTTATAAAACGCCAAATTCAACTTCCACTGACGCTCCAACAAATCACGCTGCCGACGCAACTCATCAACCTTCTTAACCAACTTATTAGCAGGAGCATAACCCGCAGGCGCACCCTCACTAGAATATGTCTGCGAATCCAACACTACCACCCCCAATTAGTCAAAAACAATATCAGTAGGAACAAGACCAGACTGATCCAACAAACCCTTATACTCGCTAGGACTGATCAACTTATTCTGCAAAGCCCAATCAAGATCCTGCTCATCCTCACTTATCCTTAGATGACCCGTTGGAACCCCGCTTAACGGGCTTGCGCCCTCCAGCCGAAGCCGCTCCAACCGAATCCTCTCCTCCTCCAACGATAACATCCGCTCCGTCCACGACCGCTGCGTCTCCAGAATCTCCACCATCACGCTTAGTAACAACGTATCCTGCCTCTTCCGCAAGCCAAACAATAGTCTCCTCCTTCAACAACTTTAACCGCGAAGCGCCCAAATTCTTACCCTTATTACGAAAAGGCACCTCAACAACAAAAACATCACGATCAATACGCTCACCAGTAACACAATCCATATTATGCGAACTACTATTCTTAATATAAGCCATTACCACATACTCCCCATAAACTCGTCAACAAATTTATCCTCACTCTTCAACTCCGTAGGACGATCATTCAACACCCACGAAGGAAGAGAAGACGTAGAATCAGAATCAGTCGAAAAAAACGACTCACCCAACAAAGCACCAGCACAACGCAACGCAATCTCCATACTATCCAAACAGTCATCCCTAGGATTAGACACACTAGCATCATAATTAATCCACTCATCAATAAAATCACGATGCTCAGCCCGAATACGCACCTTACCAATACGAAAAAGAGGAGACATAGCCATAATACGCTCAAACTTCTTACCCTTAGCAAAAATAGGCACCACAGGAGGCATACTAGGCAGCCTCTCAGCCTGCTGCACAAGCGCAGCCTGATAAGCATTCGACTCAATACCAATAATATCAGGATTATACCGAAGATGATACTCTTGAATCTTCTCTAACTGGTCTGCAAACGGGATTTTAGCCGCATACTGGTCTAATAAGAAGACTTGGTTGCGTTTTGACACGCCAACTACAGTAATTACGAACCTATCGCCGCGTCCACTCATGCTAACAGCAGGGTCAACACCAATATACGTACTCATTTTCTCTAATGTGCCGTCTTCTTTGCGAGGAAAATCCTCGTTAGTGTAGTATTGGAGCCAATCACCAGCAAGATCCCGGCCAGCCATACTATCAAACGCAGCCATGTACTCTTGTGCGAATAATAAGGGGTGGTAACGCTGCTTAGTGTACTCCCACTCTCGTTTAGGAAAGTAAGGATTGTCTAGGCTACGATACTCTACGCGGCCTTGCATAGGATCCTTAAGAGAATCATTAGACCAGAACTCGTCATAGAACCAGTTCTTACCATCCGGCGTGGTCGTAGTAATAAGAAGCCCTTGCTTATCAGACAAAGCAGGCCGCATGACCTGCCAAGGCTCTTCGCTTCTAATAAACGCAGCCTCATCCATCCAAAGAATGTCCAAACCCGCACCACGAAGAGATTGAGGATCATCCGAAGATTTAAACTCAATAAGGCTACCATTAGGAAATTCAAAAGTCATAGCGCCACGGTTCTCTTTTACATCTTTACCGATCTCTAAACCAGCACTCGTAATAACCTTACGCAAAGTTAAAAGAGCGGGACGCAAGACTTTATAATCTTTACTAGTAGCCCAAATCCACAAGGGACTCTTATCATTACGACCATGCGCATCCAAATGGAATTGTTCCGGATACAACGCATAGAATAACACTTCCCACGCAGCAGAAAGCGTCTTACCGCCACGACGACCAGCGACCAGATGCCTAAAACGCGTCAAATTATCTTCATTAGAATTAGTATGAAAAAGCATCTGCCACAAGTGTGGCGCATACCCCTTAGATAAGAACCAACCAATCTTCTCAGGATACTTCAAAAAAATCTCGTTAAGGGCCGCCTTATCACTAGGCGCACCATCCTTAAAATTATAATTAGGCACTACGCCACTCCTTAATGTGGACGATGCCCCGCACACTTAGGACACTTAGAATAATAATGAGGATGCTCTAAGTCACAAGTGTGACAATACCAAGGCTCCTTCTTAACATTTTTAATGCGGCGCTTAGGCTGCACATTACTACCAAACATCAGAACTCCTTAAACCATAATCTCATGACACACACCAGTAGAAACAACATACTCATAAGCAGCGCCAGAATCACTAATGGCCCTATTAAGGATAAAATTTCCTCCCGCCTCGGTATGGTAAACAGGAGAGTATGTCCTTGTAACCGTTGTCGTATTTGCGTCATCCATATAAAAAAGCGACGTTGTATCTGGCGTACTTGCGTAATCCGTTTCAAAACTAAACATAGACATATACGAGTTTGATAAACCGCCACGAACACTATTAAACCCAGCAGGGTTGGTAGCAATAGCGAGATTCTTAGCAACCCGAAAGCCAGCGTTATACGAAGCGGCCTCGCCACTAATTACCCATTGACACAACAACTTCGAATTTGCGTACCTCGGAGTAATCGCCAAATTAAGTTGGGTTATCACCCCGCCGCTGCCATACGAAACTGGAGTATCGCTACGCACCCAAACAGTCTGCACAACACTACCAGCAGGATGAATACGCTGCCACGCAGCACCATCATAATACCACAACAACTTAGTATCAGTCTCAAAAAAGTCTTGACCAGCAACCATACCAGTCATAGCCGTACGATCCGCCGCCAAACCAGCAGTAACACCCAAACCACCAAAAGCCTTAGCCACAAACCACCCCCATAAGACTATAAAGAACCACAAAAACAATAATAACACAAAGAACAAAAAAGACTTACATATACTATAACGAAACCAAACAAGAAAAAGTGACACCAAACACAAAAACACAACACAAACTTAACAAACCATAACAAAACCCACACAAACCACACAGTGCCAAAAATATCTCACCTTTAATTTATACTAGTCAGGTAGGGGAGAACGGGGGTTTGCTCCTCTATTTTCGATTGTCAACTATTTTCGGTACTAGTAGCCACCCCACCTATCCTACAAGCCTACAGTATGACAACGATACGTACACAAGTACGCGTCGTAGTATAATACCCTCATAGTATACACCTAACAAACGAGTAACAATCAGCCCATACCCTATCAGCCACACTCTTTTATTGTGCCAACATACACAATCAAGTATGTGATATCAACTGTGTTTGTGTGTCCTTACGAGTAGCACACTGCGTGTGCATTGTGTGGGTTGTAGTACAGAGAAACAACACCGTCTCTCTGTGTCCTGAGGAGTTCCGCTATGAACAGCAAGAGCCTGATCAATGAGTCGCCGGATACGGCGTGTGCGTTGGGTTTCGCTACTGGTGTGGCGCAGGCCGCGATTGGTGATGGTGTTGGGAAGGCTGGGGCGCAGCAGATCATTCTGGAGGCGATGCGTGAGGAGACGCTGCGTTTGGTTGCTTCGGATGATGCTGCTGAGTGTGTCTTTCAGTACGTGTTGGGGTTTATGATTGGTCTTGGTAAAGTGGGGGAGGAGGCTGATTGGGATCGGCAGGAGGCTGAGTGGCGGGCTTCTGGGGGATACTGGCTGGATCAGGATATGTAGCACACTTGCGTGTGCTTTGTGGGTTTCAATCTACTAGACCTAGGAGGTCATGATGTTCGATCAGAAGATGGTGGACAACGTGGAGAAGTGCTGGATGCACCTGAAGGTGAGCATGGAGATGCTCAACAAGGCGGAGGCGATGCACGAGGTGGTGATGCG